GTAAATAATAATAAAAATAAGAATATTTTCGGAAAACCCACTTAAAAGCAAGATAAAGTATGGATGATTTTTTTAACTAAAATTTCTTTTTCAAGGAAATCATGATAAGTAAAATTTATTCAACTTTCATATCCAAATGTACTTTGATAAATTAGTACAGATTCCTTTGCTTTTGGAGGAGGTTTGTATAAGACATTTATAGGCTCATTACGAGTTTCAAGCCAATCTAAAACAGACATCATTGAATCTAAATACCAAGAATCGCTTTCTTCACCCACTCTTGTGTCTTTTAAGGTAGCAAGTAATACGATTATGACTCCTGAACTGGTTTCATCAGCATTTCTATACAATCTTTTTAGAGTTCTGAGTAAAACAGATATTGAACTCCTACTTAATGTCTGATTACCATTTGTAATTCTCTCACAATGCCCTTTAAAGATTGCATTTAACTCAGCCCGAACAGTTTTGTCATCTAAATTGCCTGAAAATCCAGGTAACATATTTACTCGTAATGAGTTTCTTGAATTTGAGACACCCTTATCCTCGATTTTAGAAGCAAAATAATCTGAGAGGCCTGACCAAAATTTATCTTCTGATATCACCTCATTATATCTAAAAAACAGTTTTGAATATTTTTCAAAATCAGTAAATCCATATTGTTTTAAAAGTTTAACTTGGTAGTCATAAACCTCTTCATCTGAACCTAGCTGAAATATTGTTTTCTTTTTACTAATGTCCACCTTCTTTTCTTTTTTGATATTTTTAAAAATTTCAATATTTTTTGCCTCTATTCTTTTTATTTTTACTTCTTCAAGGTTACCTATATTGTGATGCTTGTTAGTTCTGCCTGGAAATTGGTAACAATACCAAACAAATCCAAACCGTACCTCTTCACTTCTGTCTGAAAACCCAAGCCAAGGAAAGTCAAAGTTTTGACTGGTTGAGTATATCGTTAGGTTACAGAAATTTTGTTTAAGTGTTATTTCAGCAACATCATTAATTGAACTTTGATCTGTTAAAAAGAATTCACCCCCTTCATCTTCATCATCTCCCCAATTTCTCTTAAATACATTTTCAGGATCTTCATTTCCAGATATTGCATCTAGTTGCTCATCTAGCTCATCCTCATCTTCAATATTTAAATAAAAGTTTCTTTGAGTTAAATCAGAAATGTTCAATTTACCACTAAGATAATTAGCTTTGGGATAGCTATTTATTTTTAATTTCAATTTATCAACCTCTTTTATACAATTTCTAGACGCCATAGCAATCTGTTTTATTGTATTCAATTTTTTTAATCCATCCCCTCTAAAGCATAAATGAGTTAAACAAGCAAATATAAACATGTACTGTGTTTTTAGATATTTTTCATTTGGGTGGTAAAGTGCACAGTAAATGTCAAGTTTCCTTTTATCCCAAAATAAAGGTCCATCATCATAATGAGCCCTAATAAATAATAAAGTTAAAAACTCTGCTATATCAGATAGCTCATAATTCATTTTTATCATTGTGTAAAGTTGATTTGATAAATTCGTTATATTCCCATGTGATTGTAAAAAGGCTTTTTTATTAGGCCTATCTTTAATAGAATTGAATGCAGATTTTGTCATGTGGTAAATGAAATTGTTGACTGTATTGATGTCTAAATTTTTGACATCTTTATAAGATAAGGAAGAAAAAGTAACTTTTAGAATAGATAAAGCAGAAAATGTAGGTTTGACACCTAATTTGTCTACAATTCTATCTAATATCATTTTGTCAGTTTCATTGATGTAATTGTCTTCTATTAATTTATAGAGGATACTTCTTTCTTTCGATGTTATTCTAGCGAAGGAAATATTGTTAATCAAATCTAAAACTGGAATATCTTTATAAGATAGGTTTTCTAATAATGGTAATTTCCCTCTAAAGGGTGTTACACTGCTTGCAAAATTTAAAACTCCTTGATCATTTGCATTTACAAGAGATCTTGTTAATGATCTTTCATCCCCTAAAAGTCCTGTTACCTTGTAGCTCTCATCAAAATTATTTAAACTAAAATGAGAAGGGTCACACATAAGAACCTTATAGAGTTTTGAAGATAGTATAGAGTTCAAAACTGTTTCTTTATCAATTTTTAGATCCTCTTCAAAGATTAAATCTTTTATTTTATGTAAACCATGTTCATCATAAAATGCAGGGTTTAAGTCATAATTATAGTATATTTCAAAATCAACTCTTTCATCTTGACAAGTAAAAACTCCATTTTCTTCCTTTTTTAATTTAGGCATATTATAAGAACCAACATGTATTGAACTTTGGATCAACATTATTCCTGTGCTACCTGGTGAAACTATAATTGGTTTATTTAAATCATTAAACCCAAGTTTAAACAATCCTGTATCATTGATAGTGTATTGAGGATGGGTTTCACTTATACCTCTTGTCATTAAAAAGTTCTTCAAAAAGAAGTATAATCTATCTAATGTTTCTGGGTCATTAGTGTGTATAAGATAAGTTATATCACCCTCTAAATTCATTTGCTTTATTGATCCATAGGGAGAGTATATTGTAAATTCACTGCCACCATACCAAACATTGACAGAATGTCTTTGAGATTCTTGATAAGTTGCAAATGTTAAAGTTGTATCTGTAACTTCCCAATCTGTTAGTCTCCTTAATCTTAAAACTTCTTCTAGCATATCTTTGAAGTAACCTTCATTACCGCACACTGAACAAGAGAAATTATCAAGTACTCTTTTATATGAATTTAAATTGATTTTGAATGCAACTTTAAGTAAAAGATAATAATGTTTTATTGATGCGAAATTTGTAGACCACAATTTGAATTGATCTAGAGTGAAATATTGGGGTTTTTTATTGGATATATAATACCTTCTTGTACAGTAAAATAAGCTATAAGTCCAAAATCTTTCAAGTGTGTCTAAATTTATCCCTGATGGCATGAAACAATAACTACTCCTTTTCTTCTCTAAATCTTTAGATGTAAGTTTAGTTAAAAAAGTAACAATCTCACTTTCATTTTTCAATTGTAACACATTCTTTACCCATCTAGTTAAAACTGACATTTTCTGTAAATCTTGGAAAATAAAATGATAATTTTCACCTTTGTTATAAGCTACAACCTCATTAATTGTTTTAAAATCTAAATTCAAACCTAAAGATTCAAATGTGTTGTAAACAATAGGCTTGCAAGTTTTCTTTGTATATACATCCACGTCATCTAAATTAAATTTTATACTTTCAGAACTTTTCATATAATTGTGATAATAACTGAAATTGTAATCTACTCTATTACTAAATAATCTAACTTCTGTCATTATTGCATACACCTTGCAAAACTTAGTTAGATCAGTAACTTTATTTTCAGAAGTGATTATCATTGTTTTTGAAAAAAGTGTCATAGTATATATTTGACACATATCTACACCTTCAAGAGAATAAACATAACTAGGATTCTTTAAATTGGAAAAATGTGACAGAGTATCACCAACAGTTGTTCTAGGTATACAAGAAGAAACTGTTTTTAAAAAATCTAGCTTTTCATTAGGAATCATCTCAGAAAATTTGTGTTTCTTATAATAAGGTATTTGATAATTGACTGTGGCACCTTTCCCAGGGTAATACTCACTACAAAGCATTAAATAACATTTAATTCTAAAACTACGAACTCCAGGCGATTCTAAGACATCTAACATAACTTCTTGTGAATCTGCTCCCAACAATATTAAATGTAAAGGATGCATATTGAACACACCACCAAAAGCCAATGGTATTTTACTTAAATTCTTTATTCTAGGAATGTGATAAAATTTTCGAATCATTTCTGACATAGTTAACATAGTAATATAACACTGTGTCAGAGATCCACCATTTGAAAATAGTTCTACAATTTTTGAAACTATTGTTGAAATATCATCTACCCAGCCTTTCCCTTTAGGTTCAAAAGAAACATTTGAGAGAAATTTATGTGTCATAGGTATTAATCTAGATTTGGCATACATAATAGAAATCATTTCGAAAAAATGTTTTGATAAGCTGCATTTTTTCTTTGACATCATGTGGTTTAAACCTTTTTGAAACATTTCATATTGTCTAAAGATATTAATATTTTTTTCATAACTTTTAGACATAATAACACCTCCACTATCATCACTATGGGCAACTAGATTTAGCACAGAATTTTGTTTAGAAGCTATTTTATCATTAAAGTAGAGTTGAGAAAAAGCATGCAACAATGAAGATAAATAGTTGAAAATCCCCATCATAAAACTATAAGGCATTGTTATTTCATAATCTCCATCATCACGCTTTTCAAGATCACTTAAAAAGTGTGACGTTGATTTATTTTTTATCAAAATTTCCACATAACGAGATTGAATTCTTAGTTTTTTCTTAAACATTAGCGACCATGCTGAAAAGAAATATTCAGTGAACTCTAGTGGTAAATAATCTTCCATACCTTTTACAAAAAAGTAATATTTCCATAAGTTTGATTTAGGTGCCCACTTACGACAATCTAAAGTGCAATATGTTTTAACCTCACTAGAATCGTCAAACTCAAAAACTTGAGAATGAATAAATTTAGGCCTGACATGACTTTTTTTATGAATAATCTCATTTGGAGTCCAAGTACATAAATATTTAAAAAATTTCTCTAAAGGTTGTTGTATTGTTTTTGTTTTATCCGACATAACATAAATCTCTCTCGAGCCTTTCCATTGTTTTTTATCTTTCATATCAAACTCTAATTGGCAAAAAAGCATATCTTGTATTCTTTCCTGGAAAGAAACATGATGAGCTTCAATAAAACTTTTAAATTCTTTATTATCCTTAGGTAGATTTCCTAAAAAGTCATTTGGAATATTTTTTGTTTTTTCGTCATTAAAAACAACATCATGACCTTTACTTCCCCAAAACATCCCTTCTGAAGACCTCATTCCTTTGCTTGTGGATATAGATGTGAATGAATCATTTAATATCTTTGAAAATTGTGATGAAAGCTCTGTCTTAGTAACTAATCGAGAAATATATTGACCACTGTATTTCCCAACCGCAAAACAGAGTTTAGGATCAAATTTTAAGTCTTCCGAGAAAAGACAATCAAAATAATCATCACTATGAATGTTGACAGAAGATTGTTCAAGTAGTATTTTTGGTTCATTGGAATAATTAGATAAATAATCATGATGCACATCTAGAACGCTTTTAAGGTTTTTTAGATGTTCATTCTCTCTTTCAAAAGGGGCTCGAGTCATAAATAAAGATTCATCAAATTTCTCGGCACAAAGGTCAAAATTATCAAAAACTTCTTTAGTAAAAATGTCATAAATTTGGAAGTTTTGTGCATGTAAATACAGATCTTTATAACCTAAAGCAAATTTCCTTTGGCAAAAGTAAAAATATGGATCATAATCAAAATCTACCATATCATCAACAAGATCAAGAACATTAGTATGGGTTGATAAACTATTCAAGTATAAATAGCGAAAATATCCAAACCAAATTTCAACTTTCCTTCTTTGAGAATACATGTTTAAAACCTTTGAAAACATAAATTTTCTAAATTCTGGAAGCTGTAATGAAGATTCAACATGAGAGCATACAAAATAATTGCTAAATGAATAAAAGAGCTCTGTCCCCAATTTAACCATATCAAATTGATAAGACTGCCAAGGGAACACAGCATAAGTTGAATTGCCATTTGTGATAATTTTAGTGTATGCTGAACAGTAAAGCCAGCTAGAATCTGAATGTATAGGAAATATCAACTTAAACAACCTTGTTCTCTTGGTTGCTAAAATTTTCTTCCCTCCTTTAACTAAAAGCAAAACATTTTCATAACCCAAATTATCATACATAAAATCCTCCTTATTTAACTTTATGTTTGATAAAAAAAGGAGGTTATAACACATTCTGGAAATAAGTTCAAGATCATGCATAATTTGAGTTTTCTTTATATGATCACTACTCTCAGAAACCAATTTTTTCATTTGAGATAAGCTCTCTTTCAAATTTGAACCAATAGGCTCAGTATTACTTCTAATGTCATCACTAACGCTAGTCGATAATTCAGACCAAAGCATGTCAAAAAGGCTTGCAAATTTACGATCTAAATCAATCATGTCATAATCAGGAGATATTTTAATAGTGCCTTTCTGCTGATTATAATGTTCCATTTCTAAATCCCAATTATGTTTGTAAAAGGATCTTGTAATAGTAATTCTATTTTTATAAGTTTTCCTCGTAGGCTCATTTAAGGCTGTATTCATTTTTATTTTAGACTCATTCAATTGAGTTAACAATTGAATAATGTTGTCATCGACTTTAAAACCTTCAGACTCTAAAAAAACAGTTTGCTTCTTTAAAGAGAAAGTTGTTTTTAATTTACGTGCCAATTTATAATCTTTGACTATGTCTCTTAACTTAAAAAAAGCTTCATTATGTTTAGATAAGATTTTATCTATTAAATCTGGATTCAAATCACGACTAACTATTGAAGGCCTGTTTTCAACTTTGACAATTTTTGAAAGAAGGAGATCTGTTATTGGCAAATCTGTCTTCAGCTTAATGGGTTTAAAATCTCCTTGGATAGCACATGTTAATATAGGAAATATAAAAAAATTTTTTGATCCTTCTAAAACATTGTCACCACACCTTTTAGCATGTAGTAATTTGGTGTATTTTGACTCAACTTCATCAACCTGTTTGCTTAAATCAAAATCACTTAAAGTTTCAGGAGGCTTTAATTTAGATGTTTTCATTAATTTTGAATAATAATAATTTTCAAAACTTTCTGTATCATATACTGTTTCTAAATACTGCTTTCTATTCAACTCTCCAATTAAATTAGCTGATCCAAACAATTTAAAAGGATCATCATCTGTACTATCACCTGCAACAATCTCAACATGATCTAAAATTTTTGATGATAAATTCTGAATTGAATTTAACAAAGTATTTCTTGAAACTCCACCTTTTTTTGCTTCAACAAAGGCATTGTTACTTTTCAAATTAACAAAAATCTTGAATTTCGCAGTATAATAAATACGTCTAAGAAACCTCTCTATTTTGAAAGAATTCATCTTTAAAATTTTCAATACTTTCTGTGCCCTATATCTTCTTACTCCTAAAATAGATCTTGTAACAGGGAATAAATCTTCAGATTGAAATTTATCAAAATTGAAATTGAAATTAACAGAAGAAGCATTACCGACATTCAACAGTAATTCTGGGATTAATTCAGATATGTTTGCTTCTAAATCTAAAATCTGTTCTTTAACAAAAGAAAAAACACTAGAAGGTTCTTGAATTAAATCAATTCCTAAATCTTGTGAAATGCACATTAAATCTTGAACAACGCCATCAACTGACACGTCTAAAGCTAAAGTCGGATAATATTGTTTAACTCTAAATCCTTTATTTAGCAACTCAGAAACTTCCTTAGAGTACTTATTTCTGGATTGTTTAGTCTGTAATGAAGTTTCAAATCTTTTTACTACAGTAAATTCTATCAATATCCAAACTCCAGAGAAAAAATGTAGGAAATCAGGTGTCCTCAAAGACTCTATACCGACAATTTCATTAAAAGATTTCTCTTCAAAAGATTCAAAGTTCAAAAGGTCTAGAAAGACTGTTTTAAAATAGTTGTGTCTTAATTTATAATAAGTTTTAGAATCTTCTCCTAAAATCTGCTTTCCTAGCTTTTTTATCTGATATCTAGAATCTACATATTGATACAAATAATTTAAGGTAACACTTTCCTTGATAGATTCATTTGCACTATCATTAAAATCAATAGAGTCTTCTAAATAATCATTGGATGAATAGTTAAGTTGTTGTTTTTCTGGGATGATTTTCTTTGATTTAGGGATAATAGACGGAAGAGAGACTAAATTACCTAAGATCATAGCCTTATCAAGTAAATAATAATGATGTGGGTAGTCATTGTAAATGATCACTATGTTGTTTCCAAAAGAATTGTATTGTTGGAAAACTAAATCACCCTTAAAATTAGAAACCAAAATAACAGAACAACAGTAAATGCCTAAGAATTTGTGTAAATGCTCATCTGTGATATAAGTTGATTGGCTTAACTTCAAAATGTCATAAATACTCTCTGAAGTAAAAATATCTACATCGGTGAAAGTTTGTAACCTTTCTAGATAAAAGTTTAAACATAAGAAAAAACAATCTCCAGAGCCTCCTGCATCCAATAATCTACTCCCTTGTATCAACTTCTTTATGTTTAAAGCCACTTGAGAGTCAGGGTATATTAAAGCTGGTGAAACATCATTAGCAGGTTTATAAGTTGCACCAATTGAGTTAATTGTACCTACCTGTAGAGAAATATTTTCTCCTAAAAGCTTAAATTTAAATTCCATTTCTTATTAAT